ATTTTTCCCAATGATCGGTATCTATAGAACCTTCTTCATGCATAAATCTAAGCGAAGATCCTAAAGAGGCATTATGAACCATTATCTGATGAGCTTTGTTCAACTCTCTTTGCTTACCAACTAGTGGTGAAACTGCTGATGTAGGATAAGGTGTTCCTGTCCATTTAAAATGAAAAGGTACTAATGGATACTGTGTGATTGTATCTGGTAGTTCTTTAGTATATAATGTTTTATCCCCTACTACACAGGTTTGAGTCATTCTTTGTTTATGAAAAGGAATAACCTCTATAACCATCTTAGCAAAACTTGGATCCTTAATCAAGATATCATATTCTTTTTCTGTAACAACTTGATTTCTTACCTGCTGTATCTGACCAATAAGCTCAGAAGTCATCTGTTGTTCTGCCATCATTAACTCTTCTTCATTAGCCTTCTGCATCTTTTCCATCTCTAGATCATATCTAGCTTGGATCATTTGACCAGATTGTACAGCCTGGTCTAATTGCATTGTCTGTTCTTGTAATGCAACGTCTTTTTCAGCCTTTAGTTCTTCCATTTGCACTGCTACTTGTTCCTGTATCTGCTTTAATTGCTCTGGAGTGGGCTGGTCTTGGTAGAATACGTTGATATAGGAAACACTTTTCTTTTCCCATAGTTCGAATAGCTCTAGAAACTCTTCATGCTCTCCTGTCTTTGGATCAATTCCCTCTGATGCAGGTATATCTTTATATGTAAAATCTTTCTGGTCTTTACCTAATGCTTTTTCAGTATAGGAAAAGTCTTGACTCTCATTAGATGATGCTTTCTTTATCTTACTCTTAAATTCAGGAAAGAGTTCTGCAATATGACTCTTTGGAAGAACCTTTCTAATAAGAACATAAGATGCATCTCTAAATAATAAGTCTCTAGACTTTGGATCTACAAATATATCAAAAGGATCTGGCTGTTCTATTATAACCTCACCCATACCATTATCAGCATCCTTGTCTACAGTTATTAACATATAACCTAGACCTTTTGTAATAGCATCATTTATAGTATTGCCATATATAGCAGGGCCATCCGAATTATACCATATATAATCAGCCATATCAGAAAATACTGCTGCTACATCTACATCAGATCCTTCAGAGCCAATTGCTTGCCATCTAGGGTCGTTAGCAGTACCATAGAAGTTTAACATTTCAACTACTGGAGTTATCCTATTAATTGTAAATGTAGGCATACCCTGTTCCTCTAATGCTGCTTTCTCTGCGGCACTCATCTGATTATCGTTAGCAAAATCATAACCTTGCTGATTGACTGTTTCCCAATTAACCCTAGTACCACTGTTAGATCTATGAAACAATGTACGTACTCTATCTGCTGTCTTATCTTTTTTTTGTGCCATTAATCTAATGCCCTCTGGTTATAAATTTCATTATCTCTCCTCCAGCTCTTTCGTCTATCAGCTATTGAATCTGGGTCTACCTTATATCCAGCCCAATGATAGTTTATCCAAAAATCTTCTAAACCCTGATCTCCCTTAGCCTTTACATCTGAGAGATTTGCTTTGACATGTGGAGCTACACTTCCAATTGGCAGTCCACCTGGCCCTATCATTCCAGCTGCAGGCATTCCATCTACATCTCCAGTCCATTCGCTCCGTCCCTCACCTCTATTTTCTACAGATATCATATTAGTCATAAATAGTAACTTCTGCATATCTGGTGGGATTGTTGAAAAGTCATTTGGTATAGATATCTTTGCAAGTTCAGGATCATTATCCTTATAATAGTTTCTAAATCTTTGTATTGCTACTTCTGCACCATTACCTTTACCACTCTCGAACTGAAACAAGCCCTTACCTAAACCATCTTTAGTGCTAAGAACATTACCATGCTCATCAACCTTATCATTAATCTGCTGAACAGCATCCCACTCACCTTTACTTTCATGAAAAGCTATCCTATCTAGATAATCTTCTATATCTCCCTCAGAAAGATTGTCATACTTAGCAGCATAGTCAGCCTTAATCTGATTATATAGATCAGATGGATCAAAGCTTTGGTTATCTTGCCAGTTGGTTGACCTATTCTTGCTCATCTTAGACCATTCCCACCACGTCGTCTCCCCTTTTGACCCTTTCCCCCGCGTCTGCGAGCCTCAATTACATACTCCCAATCATGCTCGTTAAATAATGCTCCTTCTACGATCTGTGGTTCTCCATTAATCATAGTGGCAAGTACAATAAGTTTTATCATGCTGTCACCCAATGTTTAGCTTTTGGTTTATGTTTATAGTACTCTCCCTTTTTATTTTGCTTAACACCCTTAGGTGGATGTGCAAACTTACATGCATAGGCAAGAGCATCAATTGTATCATCATGCCCCATCCTGGGACCAAAGGTTATGATTTCTCGCTGAAGATCATACATATCTTTCTTAAGGTGTACCGAACCGATTGAAAACCGTTGCGCAAGTATTTCTTGAATCCTGTCTCGTTTTGACATTCTATTTCCTGGCTTTTCAGCAACGTACTTAACCGAAAAGTCATTACGTCTACGCATTTCTGCCATAAGTGCTTGAAAAACTGGCTTAGACATTGTAGTGTCTTCGACTGTAAACAAGCTAGGGTGAAAGACGTTATTAAGCTGGAACATGTGATCAACGATTCCCTTCTTGCCATCTCCTGGTATCCCGAGAACAGCGAGGCTACGCTTGCGAACATAGTCCAACACATATACATTATTGTCTGGATCAACACCAACAGTAAGTAAAACACTGAAGTCGCTGTCCCTACGAGTAGAATCTGTAGCGGGATCAACACCCGTAAAAACGTTAAGAGGCTTAACATCACCCTCAGCGGTATGTAAAAAAGATACCCCAGTTTCTTCATCATGTACAAAACTCCCTTCCCAATACTTTATATGACTTCTTGTAAAAATTGCATCTTCTGCGCTCTGTACTTCCATCATGTATTCTTGATAGAACTTCTGTGGAGCTCCCGAATCAGTATAGAATTTCTTCTTTCTCTCCATCTCTTTATGTCCAAACCAACTAGGCCACAAAGGAGTACCATCATCTTGTATTGCCTTATGCGTGATTACTCTCCAACTGAAATCTTTCCCTTCTGCTTTAGACCTGTCATAATTGACCAGGATATTATTAATGAAGCTGTCATAATGAACGGGAGTGCCATTAATACGAAGACGACCAGTGCCAGGTTCAAGGGCAGGGAAAACAACAGCCGTAACAAGATTATTGATTTTAGCCCTAGATTCCGGTGTAACGGTATTATTCTCGTCCTCAAAATCGTCCAATACAATAAGGTCGTACCTCTTATGTAGTTTCGCACCTCCACGAATACCTGACAAATTAGACTTACTGATAAGTTTAGTGCCATTTTTAAGTTCGATATCATCTTCTGTCCATTTTCTCCCTTTTAAATCACCGAAATAATAACGCACTTTATCATTATACTCCAAGTGATATTTTATATAATCTAAGTTTGGTACTGAAATCTTACTAGATGCTGCTACCCACCCATAGAACAAAGGATCAGTAGCAAAACAGAAATCGTGCATAATGCTGCATTTCGTGAGCACAGTCTTACCATGACCTCTAGGTAAAATAACAGCAAGCTGCTTAACACTGAGATCATTAACAACATCAGCGACCTGATAGTGGAAAAAAGGTGTTTCCGAACGCATAAAATCATCAGGTAGAAACAGCTTCCCAAATGCAATAATGTCCTCTTTAGCAAGTTGTAACTCTTCTTCTACCTTAGAAACATTCTTAGTGTTTATATTCACTATTTTTTAGGTTTATACTTTCTAGAACTAGCTAAAAATTGATCGAAGTCACCCTCATAATTATCATTAAAGAAAGTCCCAATCTCTTCAAAGTAGCTTGGATCCGTCTCTTTAGGATAAGTAACCCTTTCTTGAAAGAAAGATGGGGACATACTGGCTGTATATTGGTCATAGTTTAATTTTTCAAATAAACCAGCAGCCTGATCATCCTTATACATTTTCTTTAGGAATGATTGCGCCTTTCTATCCATAGCTATCTGATCTTCCTTGCCTGCATTTGTATTGTAATGAGATTCTGTGTATAGCTCTCCAGTTGTCTGAGTACTGTTCATCATAGCATCAAAAGCTTGATTGTTGTTTGCCATTATTACTCCTTTT